GTAATGAACTCTGATTTATAACCAGTTTTATGGTCTGTGATTGTACGTTTTGTTGCCATGTTAAATAAGGGCGGGAGAGCCGAAGCTCTCCCTTAATTCTAACTAACTTATGAAGTTGTTAAATCTGCGACTATACCGTGAGCAGCTTCGTTGCTCATTTCTAATCCATATTCTGTCACAATCATCTTAGTTTGTGCATCACCTACAGTAGCGATATCAACTGTTTTAAAGTCTCTTAGGAAAGAAACTTTAGCATAGTCTGGATCAACTAATAATAGTGATCTTTCTCTACTGAAGTTAGATGGAACGATTTTTAACTCACCAAAGTCTGAAGCATAAATAGAAACAGAAGCCTCTACTGTGTTTGCATCAACCATTTGTCTTGAGTTAGTTCTACCTGTGAAACCAGATATTTTCTGCTTGTTTACAGGGCCACAGATTGCCATTGAAGGCTCTCCACCGTTTGTGAAACAAGATTGTAATACTGCTTTAAGTAAAGTTTCAGTTAAAGCTCTTTGAGTTCCGTCTGTTGGAGCTGTACCACCACCAGTAGGAGCACCTGATGCTGCTTTACTGTAATTGGATTTTATCCAAGATTCAAAGCCACCAGTTTTTCTAGCTGTTGTTGCGTTACCAGTTGTTTTACCACCATTTTGACAGAGAGCTGTTTCCATGTCTCTTTTCAATGCTTTAGCCATAATAGCTAATTGATGAGCCATTTCTGACTTCTTACCAGCTGGATCAGATGCTTGTTGAGAACCAGATACAGTTGCATCTCTTGAAGAGATCATTGCAACATTGCTAACTCTAGTTGTAGCAGTAGAAGCTGAAGTAGCTCCGTCTAATCTAAAGCCTTCTAGTTCACCAGCTGCATCAACAGTTGGTAGAGTTTCTGTTTGCCAATCGAAAACTACGTTCTTGATTGAGTTTTTACCAATAGCACTCATAAATGGAGTAGCTTGTGGTGAGATGTTATAAATTACGTCACTCAACTGTTCTCTATCAGAAGTCGCTGAATACGTATCAAATGCGTTTGTTACTTTTGCCATGATATTTAATTCCTATGTTTTAAAAGTTTATATTAATTGTTCAAATAATTTAGCTGCATCCTGAACCTTTCCAGTCTTAGCTAATTTTTGACGTGCTCTCTTCACAGGAGTTGTTGTCTTGGGTACGTTTGAAGTGCCAGGTCGTGCGGTTCGAGCTGCCGCTTTCTTTTCAGTTGGTTTCACTTTAGTCGCTTGTTGTGTCTTATGTTGTAGCCATGCGTTTCTTAAACCAAGTAAAACTCGGTAGTCATAAACGCTGTCCATCTCTTGAGGTGTGTACCCAAGAACATTAACACCATAATCACGAATTGCCATCTTTTCTTTTGATGCCATTTCGTTATCTTGCCATTCTGGTATTTGTTCAAGCAACTGTTGATTTCCGTATTCAACAAACTGTTGAAGTTTCTTTTGCTGTTCAACTTGAGACTCTTGTTGGAGTCTTAGTGATTCAGCCTGTACGGATTGTAACTTTTGCTTTTTCTCATTCCAGATGTCTTTTTCACGGACATAAGCAATAGGGTCTGCTTCGTAAAGTGCATTCCAATCTGGCTCGTTTCCTAACTCGCCCTTCAAAGTCGCTTCCATTTTTGGTAACAACTGTGAATAAATTGCGTCTTTTTGAGAAACCTCTTGTTGTTGAGCTTCAATAGCTTTTCGCTGTTGAGCTAACTCCTGAGTTTTTCTCGTATAATCTCTTTGGCGACTGTATCCGTTTTGGAGTTCTTCAAGCGTGACCTGTGTATCTTCGCCATCTACTTTAATTGTATATAGCTGTGGTTGCTCGGACTCCTCTTCTTCTACTTGATCTTCTTGAGGTTCGTCTTCATATACATCTGCTTCAAGCTCTTCTTCGTAAGATTCATTATCTTCGATAACTTCCTCTTCGTTAACTAGCTCTTCCGATGCTTGTTCTTCTATTTCGTTTTCTGGTTGCTCGTCTGGAGTCAAAAAACTTTCAAAAGATTGTTCTGTCTCTTGCATGTTTGTTTGTAAACCAATCGGCTTTGCGTTGTTGGTCATAATCATTCCTTAAAAATGTAAAGTAATATTTTAACAATACTTATCTAAATTTTACACAACTTTGTGCAATCTTCCTAATTGAGCTTTTGTGATTTTACCCTTCTCTACGATAATGCGTAGATGTCTTTCGACTTCTGGTAATAGTTTGATTGCTTTGTGTAAATTTTCTCTTTTACTTATATCATCTTGCTTGGATGATAACCATAAATTTATGTATTCATTTTTAAGTTCTTCGATTGCGTTTGTGAAAGTTTCAGCGTTAAGAATTAACTCTGCTTCGTTTGAATTTAAAATATCTTCTTGTGATGGCATTAATTATCTTCCAAATCTTCTAACTTGTGAATAGTCAATACCAGGTGTAAATGATGGAACTGGTGATGGCTCAAAACTTTGTAAACCACTTGGTGAAAAATCATTCTGGAAAGAATCAGAAATATTTTTTACTAATCCTAATCCTGGTACAGCCATAGGAACTACTGCTTCCATAAATGCTGGTATTCCTAAATTGATTGCACTACCTACTGGTAGTTCTTCTTTATATGTATCCATGTTTATAGGAGACTTATTTATAAATTCATTAAGCTCAACCTGGTATTGATTTCTTACTCCATCATCAGCTGGTATTTCTTGTAAGATGTCTTTATTAGAAATTAAATTTAGTAACTCTTGTTGTGATGATACTTTTGCTGTTTCTTGTGGAGACATACCAACTGGTCCTTGTGGTGGATTTTGATTTAATAGATTATTAAGTGGCACTTGTGGTACTTTATAATCTTCACTTGGTATATCGATAAACCTTGACATATTATCAATAAATAGTTCATCTGGTACTTTTGGAATTATTAATGATTCAGGTATATCCATTGGTATTGGCATATCAACTGGGCCTTGTACTAATTCTCTTGGAGTAAATATATCTTCTTCAATAAAAGGACTATCATCTATAAATATTTGATCTGGTTGATTTGGAGGAAAAGGCATATCAACTGGGCCTGGTATGTTTGGAAGATCTATTCCTGAATCAGCTATATCTTGAAGAATTTGCTCTATATTAAATTCTTGTGGTGGTAATTGTACTGGAGGCTCTTGCTCTGTTGGAGCTTGATATCCAGTAACGTCAGACATATTACCAAAGATATTTCTAAACGGTATATTTTTTCGGTCTTGATGTATTCTTACGCCACCAATACCAGTTCCAAAAAAGCTAGGATCATCAGGTTCTTTATATACAGGTGGTGGAGGTGGTGGTGTGCCATTTAAGTCTGCTTGAGTATAACCACCTGGTTGTTCTGCTGAATAACTTATACCTGGTGCAATCATATTAGGTACGTTTTGGCCACCAGCTATTGATTGAGCATAGTTTAATCCACTTGAATAAGTAGGGTCTGTTGTTGGCATAGTAAATCCACCATTAGGAATGTTGTAGCTACCACTACCCTTGTTCCCTGCAAATTGGTTTAAGATATCAATCGTTCCTTGGTAGCCTCCAGGTTGATTGACTAAAGGTGTTGCATCGCCTAATGCTGCGATATATTCTTCTGGGTCGTATGTTATTGGCATAATTATTTCCTAGTTAGCTATTAGTTTATCAATTTTTTCGTCTAATTTGTCTAATCTATCGAAAATTCTTTGCATGTCTAAATGGAGGTCTTGTTTGGTTGCGTAGCGTGTTGGGATTTCTTCTCTGGTTTTATTAACAAGTATTTCAACTCGTTTAACATCTGCCGCGTTAGTACGGATACTATAGATAATAGGAACATACACCAACGTAATGATTGCGTTCCAAAATAAAATAGGGTTGTCCATTAATAACTCCAAATGTGTGGTCTTGGTCTGTTTGGTTTTTCTTCTGAAATATCTAAGTGTATAAATCGAGAGTCACCTTTTTGGTTTACGCCAATACCAGTAAATCCATAATCTCTAGCTTTCGATACTATTTGTAGAGCCTTATCTCCTCTTACATATATATCAGCTGCTAGGCCTTCTGCATGAGTTCCTGGAGTTTTCTTCTTCGCTTCTATTGGGTGGTCTTCACACCTGTACCCAGAAGTTATAATAAAGGGAAAATCCAGCTCTGTTCTTAGTGATTGTAACTTATTTATTAGTTCGTGTGAAATACCATTTTTACCACAGTGTTTGCAAGAAAACTCTTCTTCTTTAAAGTTTACCCAAGACATTATTTCCCTACGCCTTTGACCCTTTCGTATGATCTTAGTCCACCAAGACCAAGCATACCCATAAGTACAGGTAGCATAGTTGATGTGTCTGCTTGTGGTACGACAATACCAAATGGAGCAGCAAGTGGACTGATTAAAAAGTTTACTGCAAAACCACATACGCAAATCCATGCTGTAGCTGGTCGCCATGATGATTGAAACCAGTCGCCTTTAGCATCAAGTTTGTTTACTTCTATTTGTGCTTTAGCAATTTCGTGAACGTGCTTTTCAGACATGGTTGCAATTTCATGTGCAATCTTTTGCTTTGTGTCTGCATCTGGAATGAACTTATCAAGAAGTTCGCTTACTGGTTTTATTAGTTTTTCTATCATTTTTATTTTTATATAGTTGTTGTATTTTAGCCAAAGAATTAACTGTCTGTTTTCTTTGTTTCTTTGTTTTTGTATTCATGCAAATGTTTATTAAGTTTCTTTGCTTTTCTTTTAAAAGACCATTCTAAATATTTACCAAGTAAGTAAGACAAGTTACTTTTTGCCTTTAGCTTTTTTCTTAGCTGTTTCACTTAATTCGTTAAAATGAAATAGCCTTACACTTGTTGCAGTGTGATTTTTATTAGAATGTAAATGTCCGTTAGGCATTTTGTGAGAATTGCCTTTGTGTTCAGTTCCATCTCTTTTGTAATGTTTAAGGCCTTTCATTATTTTTTCTTCTTCTTAGGAAAACCAGCTTTCATATTTGCGTAGGCTTTCTTAGTGATAGTAGATTTCTTTTTAGTTCTACTTGTTTTATTTTTCTTTCTGTTATTTATATTTTCATATAGTGACATAGTATCTCCTTACCATTTTACTTTGTCTGCCCAGTAAGCAGCAGACAGTTTACCTTTAGAAATATTCTTGGCGTGTCTTGCCTTAAATGATTTCTTCCTTGCTTTGTCTTTAGCTGATGATGGATTTTTACCAGCACCGCTAACGCCTTGTTGACCAAAGCGAATAAGTTTTATGACATCTCCAACCTTTGCTAGAACAGCGTGTGATTTAGTTTTGTGACTAGGTGTTCTCTTAGGTTTGTTATAACCAGAGAACCTTTCGCCTCTATATGTTATTGCCATTTAATTTGGCCTCCACATAATCTTTTGGTTTTACTATCTCGTAAGGTGCTTCAGTTTCAATAACTACTCTAGCACCACAAGGTAATATAGGTTTATCATTACCACCATATCTAATAGTACATTCACCCAATACTTTTATCTCATGGCAATAAGTATTTGTTCTTCCTTCTTTAATGGTAATAACAGGCTCGTTAGTACCATTTTTTTTATTTGCTCTAATCTTGTGTTGATTAACGTGAATATATTTTTTAGTCATTTTTAATCCTCCTGTAATAACAAACTGGTTGCACCTACTGGAGCTGCACCAAACATATATTTTCCAAATGCATCTCTTGCTTTTGTTTTATCGAAATTTTCAAAAGGGTCGTATGTTTTCACTTTTAAACCCATAGAATTTAAAAGATTTATTGTTTCAGGGGGTGTATTTTTATTTACTATAGCTCCAGCAAATTCATCAAAATCTACAGCTCTTTGGGGTTTTGCCTCAAAGTAACTAACTGGTCTATTAGCATTATTTTGAAAGGCATTGTGTAACTTTTGAGAAAGATCGTCCATTTGTTGATTTGATAACGCATCATTAAGTTCATAACGATTTTGATAAAAAACAGCACTTTTAACAGCATTTATAGAGTCATTTCCTTGAAGTAATGATTCTCCAACATCCATCATAACACTTTCACTAAAACCAGGACTTTCATACCCTAAAAATTTTTCAACCACATCATCAATTTCTCCTTCTAAATCAAAGAATGGAGTATTAGATTTTAGTCTATCTTTGGATTTTTTAATGTCGTCTAAATTACGGAATGAACCTGTCATTAAGGCTGCCAATCTATTTGGTCCAATCATGTCAGCAGTAAATCCTTCGCCTCCAATTTGCTTTTGACTAACCATTTCTGATACCACGTTGTTTAGTGTATATGGTTTTGTAGATTCAACATGACCCATAACACCATCACGTTGTAAAAAATAAGCATCGTCAAGAAAATATTTTTTCTTTTGCTCCTCTTTCCATTCTTTAAATATTTTGTTGTTAGATCTCATATTTTTGACATCTTTTCCCGTGTCTTTTAAAAATTTTTTTTCTACCGTTTTGCTCCCCAAAAAATTATCTACAACCATTTCAAAATCATATTCAGCCAAATTATCAGCCCTAGGTTTTTCTAAATCTTTTAATCTCTCACTTGTTTGTAATAGTTGCTTTTCTTGCCAATCAACACCCTTATCAAGATATGGTTTAAAATCTTTTATAATTTCTTCTGATGCATTTTTTTTAGCTACCTGTATTTTTTTCGGAGCTCTAGGTGTGAAGGCATCAGCTGTATATATTTTATTCATTGGATTTACAGACGGATCAAACGCACTAGGTTTACCAACCAAGGTTATTTCACCAAATCCTTCAAAGGGTATATTTTTTTGCGTTACCGCTAAACTTGGGGATGGTACTCCTCCCATTTGAGCATAGCTTTTAATTGCTTCTGGTTTAACCTGGTGAAGAAACATCAAATCTTTTGGATTAGGTATTGCTTTTAATGCTTTAGCTGGAGCAAGACCTGCTAAAACCGCATCTAGAGGTGTTTCTACCTTAAACATATTTTTAGCAAATTCAGACAGTTTTTGTAATTTTCTTATACTAGGATTTTTAGAAGGCATTTTATAGCCAAAGGGTAATGGCTCAATAGTGCTTTGAGGTGGTTTTTGTGCTTGTGTATACAATCCTTGTCTTAAATTTTCTATGTATTCTTCACGGTTCACTACTTCTTCTTCCTTGATTAATGTATTAAAGTTACTTTAGAAGATATAAGCTCTGAGTCGTGTGGTATCTGTAAAAATATCATCGCCACTCTTTTTGCTTCTTCTAGGTTTTTAGCTTTTATGTCAGAGCCAACATAGATAAAATCTCCGTCAAGAAATTCTAAGTCGTAAATCTTATCCGATTGGTGGGTTGTTGCCATTAGTAAACATTCCTTGCGATTGGTTTTTTGCTACTTGTCTAATCGCTTCTCTATCTCTTTCCATAATTGCATTTATTTCTGCTACATTTATTTGAGCACCATACTTAGCTTGTAATTCTGCAATCTTAACTTTTAAGTCAGCTTCATGTTCATCACGGTTTCTGTCGTCATCCATAATGATTTTCATTCTATCTGTCTCTGCATCAATGATAGCTTTTTGTGCTAAGTTCTGTGCCTTCATTGCTTCGGCTTGTGCCAACATTTCTTCTGGAGAAGGTTTGGCTGCTTCTGGTGGTTGCGGAGGCATTGGAGGTACAGTTGTATTTATAAATGTTGTTGCATCTTTAAATCCAGCCATCTCAATCATTTTAGTTAAAGTGTTTGCATACTGCTGTAAATTAACCAAAGGATTGTTAGGGCCTAGAGTTTGTAATATTTGTTCTTGTTTTTGTGATAGTGCTGTTAGGACTTGGAACTTTTCTTCGTCAGAGTTTTTAGAAATACCAACATTAATTACCATATCTTTATCAGCATCCCAGTATCTAGGATCAATAGGAATAAACTCGTTGTTAAGTCTCATCATGTCTTGACCTTCTTGGTGTTTGATAACAAGTGAGTTTACAAGTTTAAATAAATCTTTCATTCCGTCAGCAAAGTGACGACAGATAAGTTCTACTCTTCCTTGAGCTCCAGACATAGTAGCCGATACAGCTGCGGAAGTTGTAGATTGTAATGCTTCTGCGTTTAGTCCAGCTGAAGCCTTAGAAACACCTGTGCGGTTTTCTTTTGCTTCGTCTAAGTAAGACAATACTGGGAAGGCTTCTTTACCAACAAAAGGCACAGAGAAAGGCTGAACCATTCCTGGTGCTCTCATTCTTATTGGTTGTCCTATGTCAGTATTAAGAACGTCATCAATGTTGACTTGTCCTTCTACTATACCCATTCGTGGGAAGATGGCGTGGCCTAGACTATCAAGGGTATCTCTCATTATCTGAGATTTAGCCGCTTGAATAGGCATCAAGTAGTCCGCTGGGCATGAGCCAATGGAGGTATGAGGCTCTGGATCGGGACAGAAGAGTGT